CTGGTCCGGGCCTCAAGCAGCAAGCTTCAAGCAAGCCTCAAGCTCCAAGCTCCTCGAAGAAGGAGCCGCAAGCCTCAAGCCCCAAGCAACAAGCCTCAAGCTCCAAGCCGCAAGCAACAAGCTCGTGAATCTTGGACCCTGGAAAAAGTTTTATGGTGCCTGAACCGAGGGCCTCGACCATGATGAATGTGTTGTTAGGATGACGTGCATGGAATGCAATTTGGTGTGGTGAAAACTTAACTCTGTTACTCTTCGTAACTTTTAATTCAAGTGTGAAAAAGTGGCCCCTAGCATTGCTGACCAGTAGATCAGGAGTCCCATGTAAGCTATTATTTTCCAGTCGAATAAGCGAAAAACCAGTAAAATATTTTTTAATTTTTGCATATAATTTTCGCTCGGGTTTCAAGGTAACTAGGGCTTTCTAATCCGGTGTTTTAGGAGCGATAATTATCTTTTGACTCTCTGGTTTTAGTACAACACGAATAGAATTTTGTCCAATAATATTTGACTCTTGCACTTCAATTCTTTTAACTTCTTCAAGGTGACCAGCTACCTGCATATAAATTCTAGCATTAGATATCGCTGTGCCTCTTCTGCCGTCAGTAAATTGGTCTAAGTATTCCTGTAGATGTTTTATAAACATTATTGACTTTCTAACAATGTTACCTTAAATTGTCAACCATGGGTGTACCAAAGAGACTTACAGAAATGCAACAAAGATTCGCCGAGTTTTTAGTATTCGGTGGACCTGATGGACCTATGACTCAAACCGAGGCTGCACTCGCTGCGGGTTATAGTCCGAAACGTGCAAGACAAGAAGGATCTGAATTGTGCAACCCTAGACTCTCACCGCTTGTCGTCAAGCATATTGGTGAACTGAAAGAAGAAAGAATACGTAAACACGAAGTTACGTATGAAGGACATGTTGCAGAACTTGCTAGGCTTCGAGAAGCCGCTTTAAAGAAAGGATCATTCTCTTCTGCAGTGAATGCGGAAGCAAACAGAGGAAAAGCAGCAGGACTATACATAGATAGGAAAATAATAAAAACAGGAAAACTAGAGGACATGTCAGAACAAGAACTAGAAGCAAAAATGAAACAGCTTTTAACCGATTACGGACAGATAATTGATGTGACTCCATCTAAAGTTTCTGAATCTTCTTCACCCACTGACGAGGTATCATCGTCCGATCCCCAAAAGTAATTCCATCTTCATCTTGATCGTAAGACGCAAATAACTTTACAGAAGTTTTATCTTTTGAATACAACCAACCTTCGTTAACAGGTTTTGCTAATTTCATTTTATCAAACTCTTTGTCGGTAGCCCAGCCCGAGTCGCTGACACAATCGATCCACTCCACTCGAACTCTCGGATAAGGTATATCGGGAGCACTTTCAGCTGCAATTCTTTTTCGTCTTTTCCTAGGCATACTTGGTTTTACTCTTTCGACACCTAGTTGACAATTTATTTTTTTGTTGCGCTAAAAATAAAAAAAAGTGAAAAGGTATCGCAAATGTCAAAATTAACCTATAAGCGTTGGTATTAAACACTAATTTTTCGACACCCCCCCTATCGCAAGGGTATCGCAAAGGTATCGCAAGTGTCGAATTTTTTAGTCCAAATGGTGAACAAACCGATGTCACCTTAAATTTGCGACACCCTTTCGATACCCATTCGACACCCATTCGATACCCCAAGTGTCGAACTATAAAACCTGTGTTGCCTTTTTTTCGCCATAATATTTCCTCATTACGGACAACTTTTCTTCTGCTTTACCTATTTGGCCCAACAGCTTGTCTATCTCGCCCGTGATGTCCACGTGCTCTGGTATCACCAGGTTTTGTTCGCAGATGACATCTATCTTGTAGTGTGCATCTTCGATCTCTGCTTCGTATCTCTTTAGAAGCGTTCTAAATAACTGATCGTTCATTTCCACCTCCTCATCACAATCTTGCCACATTTCTTCTTGTAAAGAATCCATGCCTTTTTTCCGTCATAATAGTATCCGTCTATTTTCATTTAAAGTCCTCCTTTGTAATGTTGACGTTTGCTTGTTCTTTCTCATCATGTTTTAGTTCATAATACATGTCTAGTCTTTTGAGAAATTTGTATTTCCACTGCCTTAAATCAGCCCCAGAAATTATAAACTCTTGATAATATAGGTCAGGTGTACATACCATTATTACACCTTGTTCTATGTTAGATTCATGAACATAATCATGTGCCATAGCATACGCTGCTATTTGCATTTTGTAGTCATCAATCCACTCTTCTTTTTTTGGTCTATTGGCTTGTTTAAAATCTACAACCGTTTCTTTGCCATTGTGTAAACAAACTAAATCAGTAGACCCAGCATAAAGACCAGGATAATACAACGTAACTTCGGATCCATACCATTCTTCAACTGGTGTGAGACCCACATCAATAATTTTTTCGGCCATGGTTTTCGCCTTCTGTCCGAGTTCTGTAAGATCATCGTAGCCAGATCCGATAATATAGTGCTCCAGGAATTTGTGCATAGCTGTCCCCCTATTACTAGAAAGATTTTTGATTCGTTCTGCTTCTTTTGCACCTTTTGATTTTATCCAGTCTTTTAAAAATGTTTGGTCTTTGGTCTTGCCCAATATAGTAGTTACACTCGGAAGTCTAGCACCATTTACATCATAGAGCCGTGTTCCGTGGTCCTCTATGCGTGTGCCGGTAATGTATTTATACTTACCATTGTGCTTGATACTTCGACCAATGTTATGGTATTCTTCGATATCTTTATCACTCATCATTCGGTATCATCAAACCTTTTAGATTCTTCTTTATCTTTTAAAACAAATTTATTTATTACAAACCAACCAATGATGGCTGCAACAAAGATCGCTGCCATACCTACAAAAAATAAACCAATCATAGTTTCTTTTTCAACTCCTTCAAGTAGTCCTCTTCTTCTTTACGATTGTTATCTCTAACAATCTCCGCTTGTTTTCTCCAGGCCCACGAGCTAATCGCACCGGACCAACCCATCACCCATAAATAAAATTTTAACATCATTTTAACTCCCTATATCCTTTTCTTAATATATTTATATTCTTCTAAATTTATAATTTTATTATCTAAACTCTGTGTAGCATAATGATCAATCACTTGTCTAATTTTAGGTAGCTTGGTATGTGACCATGGCCATATCATACAACAAACATAATACGCGTCTCTAAACGTACATCGCCACTTCCATTGTGTTAAATACCTAGTGCCATCTTTACGTTTACCTTTTCTAGGTTTCTTTACAACGGTTCCACAGGCCAAGACCTCATGCACCCATCTTACAACAGACTCATCGGTCATGGTTATCTCCATCGATAATCGTAAACTATTCGATACTCGATACCCTTTACCATTGTGTTTCTTTTTCTTTTCAGGTCTACGAGTAAAGTAAATACTACCTTCACCATCAAATAAACCTGAAATATATGCTTTATCTGTATCTGGAATCATATTAACCCCCGTGCTTTCCGTGCACGTACTTGCAAAGGGGCAAAGGCTCCACACCTCCACGGTTACTTACCGCTTCAAAGGTTGCCGTACAGGGACTAGCGCTAGGCTTTGTATGGACGGAGGTCCTTTTCACATCGTAATTCTTTTTTATAATCCAACGAACCGTTGCTGTCGTTGGATCAAATCCATCAAACTCAAATCTGCTAGTGCAGTTTGTTAGAAGCACCATCATCGATAAGATCATCAGTGATCGTTTCATAATATTCTCCTTCTGAATCGCAGTCCCAGCATTGGTGGACTTCGCTTCTATCTCTAAAATCTACACCTGGGTCACCATCAATTTTTGCAACCCTGACATACCCGTTGCCGTGGCACGTCTCACAGATGTGTATTTTTATTCTACCTTTTTTTAATTTTGCCATTTAGTTTTCTCGCTTTCTCATTCGCTAATGATTCAATCGTCTTTGCTACGGACAATTTTGCATCAGGCAATAATACCTTTGATAACTTATCTAAAATAGCATATGTTTCTTTTGTCAGAGAAACATTTTC